CATAATGGCAAGTGAACTTAAAGTAGATAAATTTACAGGTGTAACCACAGCAGGTTCTATTGATGTTACAGGTGAAGGCAATAGTACAACAACTAATCTTCAACAAGGGTTGGCTAAATTTTGGTGTAATTTTGTTGGAACAAGTACAGCAACTTTAAGAGATAATTTTAACGTATCTAGCCTTACAGATGGTGGTACAGGTAATTATGACATAACGATAACAAATGCTTTTGCAAGTACAGAGTATTCTCCTAGTCAAACTACAGACAATTTTGCTAGATACTCTTCCATTCAGTCTACAACTGTTTTTAGACATATAAGTTTAAATAATTCTTTTGCAGCAGCTGATGCAGGAGTGGTTACATCACAAGGACACGGAGACCTCGCATAATGGCTAGTATATTAAGAGTAAACACATTAACAGATGCAAGTAGTAATAACTCTACTGCTATGAGTACAATCAATCAGGGTACAGGAAAAAGTTGGATACAGCTTAATGGTGTCTCTTTTGGAACACAAGATTCATTTAATATAGGTAGTGCAACAGATTCTGGAACAGGTACATATTTGTTTGGATTTTCTTCTAACTTTAGCAATGATGATTATGCTATTACTGGTACATCTCGTAATACTAGTTCTGGTGGTGTCCTTATTGAAGCACCCCAGAGTGTAATTTCAACATCTCAATATAATGTAGATTGTATAGCAAGAAGTGATGGTTCTTTAACAGATGCACATTATGTAATGACACACATTATGGGAGACCTAGCATGACCAAAGCAGCAGAATTAGCAAAGATGGGTGAAGTCCTCACCAATAGTCAGATTGGTGGGCGAAGGAATATTGCGTATAATGGTGCAATGCAGGTGGCACAGAGGGGAACGAGTTCTACAGGTATAACATCTGGCACATCTAACTTTGTTGTTGACAGGTTTCCTTTAAGAGTTGGTAGTCAAGGCACTTGGACAATGTCTCAGGCAACAGATACACCAGATGGATTTTCAAATTCATTAAAGTTAGATTGTACAACAGCAGATGCAACAACATCTGCTAGTGACCAAATAAGATTAACACATAAGTTTGAGGGTCAGGACTTACAACAGTTTAAGTTTGGCTCATCTAGTGCATCTAATATGACGTTATCATTTTGGGTTAAGTCAAATAAAACTGGCACATACACTTTAGAGTTTTTCAATAATGATGATTCAAGAACGATTTCTGTTGCTTATACAATTTCATCTGCTTCTACTTGGGAAAAGAAAACTATAACCATTGACGGAGATACGTCAGGTAGTTTTGATAACGACAACAATAACTCTCTTGAAATAATTTGGTGGCTTGCAGCAGGAAGCGATTTCAATGGTGGTACATTCAACACAACTTGGTCGGCAAATGTAAATGCTAATCGTGTTTCATCTAGTCAGGTAAATCTTGCAGATAGTACATCAAATGAATGGTATATCACTGGCATCCAACTAGAAGTAGGCGAACAAGCCACACCATTTGAGCATAGGTCATTTGGGGAAGAACTATCTTTGTGTCAGAGGTACTTTTCAAAGTATAGTGGCTCTGGTTCTTTTATGGCATTTCCTTTTTCTGGATTTGCAGGCTCAACAACAGCAGGTGAAATGGTTGGTCCTTTCCCTACAACAATGAGGTCATCTCCAACTGCTTCTGTTAATGGTGGTAGTAATTTTAGAATATTGCACGCAGGAACAGACCAAAACACATCGGCAATATCTGTAGATTTTACTTCTTTAAATGCTTGTAGACTTAGTATTACATCTTCTAGTCTTACAGCAGGACAAGCTATAGGTTTAATTAATAAATCTGGCACACTTGCTGAGATTACATTTGATTCGGAGTTATAATTATGGATGATATAAATATTACATCAGCACAATATCAAGCCTATGAAGGAATTAATACATCAATCAAAGCTACAATAGATAGTCAAGAAATGTTTGTACCACTAGACCCTGATAACAGACACTACCAAGCAATCCAAGAATGGGTAGCTGAAGGCAACACAATACAGGATGCTGAGTAAGCAACATGAAGATGGAAATGCAACCTGAACTCAAAGTACAGATGGAACTTGATGCTCACGAGAAAGAGTGTGCTATCAGATATCAAACAGTCAACGAGAAACTAGAAGGCTTAGACAAAAGAATGTGGCGAATAGAAGCTATGTCTATGGTGGGTACACTTGGTGTGGTAGCTTTGATTGTCGCAATAGTAATGAAGTAGGATTAGAGTATGGCAATGTTTAGAGGATTTAAACCGAGTGGTATGCAGAAGATAGCCAATAGACTTGGTTACAAAGGTGATATGGTAAACTTTGATAATTACCTAGAACAAAACCCTGACAAGAAAAGACAGATGGTTGTGTATGAAGAATCTGCACGTAAGATGGCAGAAGGTGGTTATGTAGTTCCTTATGCTCCACAAGATATGTATAATCCGGGTATGATACCTAGACCTGCTGTAATGTCATATGGATATAATCCTAAAACAGGGCAGTTTTTACAGGCTGGTAGTGGTGCTCCTGATAATCCGGGAGATTTTGTTTTTGGAGGTAATTATGAAGAAATATTTAATCAGTTCCCTGAAGCAAGAGCAAGATTTGATAAGGGTCAACAGTTTGGATTTGACCAATTACCACCTTTAGTAGACCCTAGAGAGGCAAACATAACAGAAGTTAATAGAGGTTCTAGCCTTGGTTCAACAACTCCTGTAGACCCAAGAACTCCACTAACCACACAACCTATACCTCAACAGAACATACCTGCTACCTCTGATATAAGAGATGTTGCAGCACAAAGATTATCTACACCTGCGTTACCACAAGGAACTCAAATACAAGGTGTTGGTATAGGACAGGAAGCAGGTCAGTTTATACCCACAAGTCAAGGACAAGTAGCAGGTGCAGTAGCAGTGCCTACAGCTATGGCTACAACAACTATGGCAGAAGTTCCTACAGCTATGGATGCTAATGTTATGACAGCAGAAACTGCTTCTGCAAATGTAAGTAATACATTAAACACAGTTCAAGCAGCACAGACTACACAAGACCCTAGAGCACAGGTAGTGGCTGCACAACAAGTTAAGTCTGCTGTGGGTGATTTAAACGCTGCTCAAGGTAGTGCTACAGTATTAACAAACCCCATACAAAGAGAAATACAAGAAGGTGAATTAGTTTCATCTACAGCTAATGCTGAAAAGGCAAAAGCATTTACAGAACAAATAGAAGCTGCTACTGCAACACCCTCAGAGAAAGCAACTGTAGCAGGACAACTAGCAAGTTTAACTGCAGACTTTGATGCAACAAACCCACCTGCATGGGCAGCAGGAGCAATCAGAGGTGTTAATGCAGTCATGCAACAAAGAGGTCTAGGTGCTTCTAGTATTGCAGGACAAGCTCTTGTACAGGCTGCTATGGAATCAGCTTTACCTATCGCACAGGCAGATGCAAGAACTGTAGCCACATTTGAAGCACAGAACTTATCTAATAGACAGCAAAGAGCTATGTTAGCTGCTCAACAAAGAGCACAGTTTATAGGACAAGAATTTGACCAAGAGTTTCAAACAAGAGTTCTAAATGCATCTAAGGTATCTGATATAGCTAATAGAAACTTTACTGCAGAACAACAAATAGCATTAGAGAACAGTAGAGTTGCTAACACTGTAAATTTACAAAACTTATCTAACAGTCAAGCATTAGTAATGGCAGAAGCATCTGCTCTAGCTAACTTAGACACAGCAAACTTAAATGCAAGACAGCAAGCTGCCGTACAGAATGCACAGAACTTTCTGCAACAAGATATGACTAATGTAAGTAATCAACAGCAAGTAGAGTTATTTAAAGCACAACAGAGAACACAGGCATTATTTACAGACCAAGCTGCTGAAAATGCTAGTAGACAGTTTAATGCTTCTAGTCAAAATCAAGTAGACCAATTCTTTGCTAACTTAGCTACACAATCTGCACAGTTTAATGCAACACAAGCAAATGCACAGTCACAATATAACGCAGGACAAAGAAACGTATTAGAGAGATTTAATGCAGAGTTAAATAATCAAAGAGATACTTTTAATGCACAGAATAGATTAGTGATTGACCAAAACAATGCACAGTGGAGAAGACAGATAGCCACTGCTGATACTGCTACAACAAACAGAATCAATGAGCTAAATGCTAATAATCTACTAAACATATCTAACTTAGCCTATAATAATTTGTGGCAGTACTATGCTGACACTATGGAATGGGCATGGACATCTGCTGAGAATGAACTTAACAGATATGCTGATATGTCTATAGCTAACTTAAATGCTGATACACAAGCTGAAGTAGCTAAACGTGGAGAGTCCACTGCAGCAGGTAGTGCTGTTGGTAGCTTAATAGGAACATTAGGTAGTGCCTATATTATGTCAGGTATATGTTGGGTAGCAAGAGAAATATATGGTAAAGGTGACCCACGTTGGTTTGTATTCCGTATGTGGCTTAAGTATAAAGCACCTAAATGGTTTAAGAAGCTATATGAAAAACATGGTGAATCCTATGCCAAGTTTATTAAAGACAAACCTATGTTTAAATATGTAACAAAGAAACTTATGAATATGGTAATCAAGAATGAAAGGTTGGTGTCGTATGCCTGAAACAAATCCTGCAGTTAGATTATACAGAAACTTAAAAGTAGAAGAAGGGGAAGACATAGATGTTAAAGCCACTCGTGGACTATTAGCTCGTAATCAACCTAACAATGCTAGAGAAGAAGCAGGTATAAGAAACCCATCAGAACGTGTGGCTAAACACGTATCTATATTACGTAGAAAAAGACAAGAGATATTAGAAGATGACGGAAATCAATCAACCACTGCTTGATGCTCCTATTGCAGGACAATCTTTAACAGCAGAAATAAATGGCAGACCTTGGCTAAACCCACCACAATATACAACAGTGGATGAGGCTATAGAATATTATCTAGATAGAATGTCAACAGAAGAGTTTACCGACCAACTTGTAGATGTTCTTGATATGGGTGTACCTGTAACAACACTTGCTAACACAATACAGTTAGGTAGTGTTATGGATGGTGTTCATAGTGTTGATGTTGGAATGCTTGTAATGCCTTTCATCATGGAAATGATTATGCTTGTAGGTGACAGTTCAGGTATAAAATATAATAGTGGGTTAGAGAATCCAAATAAAGGAAAAACAAGAGATACTCTTCTTGAGAATATAAGAAAAGAATTAACAGAAAAGATAGAACAAAAAGAAGCTATGTTATTTGATGAGAATGAAGAAGTTATGAACGAGGAAGAGTCTATGGAAATGCCTCAAGAAATAATGGAAGAAGAGCCTATGGGATTAATGTCTAGGAGAGAGCAATGAGTTTTGCCACAGGGTTTATAACAGGTTTAGCTAAGAGTGTTGATGAACAGCTAAAGAAAGATATGGAACGTACCCAAGATAGAATACAGGGTATGGCACAATATCGTGTTACTCGTAGACGAGCAGACATAGAAAGAGTTGACAAAGAAAAAGAAGAGTTAAGAGATAGCATTAAAAGACTTGCTAGTTTAGTAGATAATGATACAACTAAAGCTATTCAAATGTATAAAGCAGTAGGTGGCAATGTTGCAGATGCTAATAAGTTTTATGACCAAGTATATAAAAGTAAAACGACTTTAGGAGATGATTTTGATTTATCTAAAGCTGTTGAATTTGCAGAGTTTAATCTTCCTTCAGGTGTAAGTAAAGGTGATTTTTTAAATAACTTTATTGATGGTTCTGTGAAATACAAAAGTGCTATACCTGCAAAAGATACTGATGTTTCAGGTGGTTTATATACTGCACTATTTAAGCCTAAAGTGGGTGAGCAGATAATGAAACAAGCAGATGCACAAGCACCTATACCTAAAAACAAAGAGTTTGATACTTTTGTTCCCGGAGCTAAAATAAATTTTAATCAGTTCTTAGAAGCAAAAGAATATAAAAAGAAGAATCAAATAGATGATGCGTCTACTTTTCAGTCTGCTTATATAAAACTAGAAATGGCTGCTGACTATGAAACTGACCCTGTAAAAAAAGCAGATTTAAAGAAAAGAGCAGATAAGTATTTAAATAAGCATTTAGAAGCTCAGAAAAAAGAAAATGATAGCACAGGTAAAAGGAAGTCTATATTTAATGACGAAACTATAAGCACTCTCATAAAAAGAAAAAGTGATGATGCTTTAAAAAAAGTTGGCTTAATTAAAACTGTAAAAGATGAAATCAAACTTCTATTTAAAGGCAATGAAGCAGACGTTTTTAAAACACGAGATAATGTTTTAAAAGGATTAGAAATGAAATACAAAAGTGTTAATCCTGTTGATGAACCTATTTTATTTGACGCTATAAAAGCAGAGAAATATAAACAAAGACAAGATAGAATAACCTATAAAGATACTTTACGTGAAGAATATTTTCAAAGTTTAGATGACCAAGATGATGATACTTTTGAGAAATATGTGCCAAAAACAGAGACTGCACGTATAATTGGTAATATAACTAATATACCTGACGATAGTTCTCTAGGTGAAGAACAAATAAAAAAATTACAAAAATATGCCTATAACAACAGGATACCCAAAGGAACAGTCTACGAATATTCTCCCCCTAATGTGGAAGACAAAATATTAAGATTTATTTGGACAGGTAACAGCTTTTTAGACTAAGGTATTAGCATGAACCAATCTTCCGATTATTACAAAAACCTTTTGTCTGGAGCATATGCAGACGAAACTCTCCCCTCACAACAAAATCAAAATGATGAGTCACTTGTTAACAATAGCGATTATTTTAAATCATTGTTAGAGTCAGAAGGTGAAGATGCAAATATTTTTGCAAAGAATACTAGTGGTGATACTAATGTAAAAGAAGACCATGAAATTAAGGCAGAGGTAGAAAAAGATATCCCACCTAGCCAAGATGATTTATATACTCGTTATCAAGAAAAATATCCTGAACTATTTGAAAATGGAAAACTTGTGGACTTTGAAGCTGCCCAAAACATAGGTATTGTGACAGCAGTATCAGGTGTTCCGGGAGATAATGAAGCAGTTACTAGTGGTCACATTAGTACTAAAACAGACGATGCTCCTTTCGGTTTTGCTTATAATACAGAAACTGAGTCAGTTGATATACAAAAGAATAATTCTAGAGAAGCAGAAGATTATACTAGAGTTAAAAACTTAAATGACGAAGAAGATATCTTTGAAGGTCAAACTGAAAAAGAAAAGTATGAAGCTATAGATAATCTCATAAACAGTATGCCTGAGAATAACGAAGATGGTAGTATCAGTTTGACTAAAAAGTTTTTTGAAATGACAGGTCCTACAGGGTTTGAGTTGTTAATGTCTATAGGTAAAGGGTTAAATTACACAGGTGCTGCTTATCAAGATGCTATAGAAAAGATTGCTAAAGAAACTCAAGAAGCTATGCCTGATGTATATAATACGATTACATCTAGTGTTAATAAAGCTAGAGGTATGGCATATAAACCAATAGACCCTAAAACTTTATCTGAAGAAGTAGGCAAAGGCACTATGGCTTTCTTAGAGTTCTCTGAAGTTGTACCTATACTAGGGCAGACTCAAAAGTTATTCTATAGCATACCTAAAGCTAACCAAAGAATAGCTAATCAACTAGCTAAAAAAGCAGAAAAGAATAAAAAGAAAGCAGAAGAGGCTTGGAATAGAACTCTTAACGTAAGTAAAATGAAAGCTGCTACTATTGAAGAAATAGCAAAGAAGAAAGCAGAAGCTAAAAAAGTAGCTGAAGGAAACAAAGACATAGCTAATGAACTCATTGATGCCTTTGAGAAAAATTCAGGTACAACCATATCAAAAACAGATAGTAAAGGTAATAAAACACTTGACTATAAATTAGCAAGAGAAGCAGGAAATAGCAGAGCTATTGAACTTGTCAAAGGCAAGAAAGATAGAAAAGATATGACTCTTGCTGAAAAGGTAAAAGTTGAAGCATCAGGAGCAACAGATGTAGATGAAAGTTCTATATTGTTTGGGCAAGGTGATACTTTATTTGAACCTATACTTAAGCCTGAAAAATTTGATGGTATAGTAGCTGTGGCTTCTGACTTCAAGAAAATGTTTCCTACTGCCTTCAATAACAACAAACCTATCATTGACAATTTACTAGACTTAACAGTTAAAAAAGATTTAATAGCTACTGATGAACTCTATAGTATGTTAAATAAGTATGATATATCTTTTGAAGAGTATATTCTAACTGTAGCAGGTTCAGGTTCTAAGGCAGGTAAAGTCTTACAACAGTTATCCAAAATAAAAAGAGCTAGACCTGTGAATGAAAAAGTTGCAATGCAACAAAAGGCAACTATAGAAGCACAAGATGGTATTAGAAACTTTATACAAAGAGTTGAGAATATACGAAGAGGTGGTTTAGTATCACAAATAGCTACTGCGGCACGTAACCTAACATCCTCTACTATAAGAGCACCTCTTGAAAGTTTAGGTAACGTAATTGATTCTACTTTATATCAAATTGGTAAAGGTAATTATTTAGAAGCAGTCAAGGGTGTGTCTCCTTTACGTGTTAAGATGCCTGATGTTGCCAAGATAGGAGATAAATCTTTCTTTGATGCTGTTGGAGATGCATCACCTATAGGTTTTACAAATAATTGGAAAGATAGTTTTGCAAACATGAAATATATGTTTGACAATCCTAAAGAAACTAAAGAAGTTGTAGACTTTATATTAGATAGACCTGAATTATCAGGGCAATTTGACTTGTTATTCAACAACATAAACGAAATTATGATAGCCACAGGTCGTGGTAAAGGTGGTGCTATAGATAAGCTATTAAGTGAAGGTGAAGATGCTGTAATGGCTCTTAATATACCTAACAGATGGCAAGAATTTTTAGTTAGACGTGGTGCTTTTTTAGGTGAGTTAGATAGACTTACTAAAAGAGAATATGGTATAGACTTATTTGAGACATTACGAGATGGTAAAATAAGAGACCTATTAAATGATGCAGGTAATGTTAAACCTGCTGATGCTCGTTCTTTTATAGATTTAGTTGCTGATTCAACACAAAAAGCTCTAAACCAAACTTATGCAAAGCAACCTGATATACCTATATTTAGAAACATAAGTTCCTTTATTGTTAGAAACGGACTAACAGTTGCTTTACCTTTCCCAAGATTTATGTTTAATAGCATGGAACTTATGGGTCAGTATATGGGTGGTGCATCTATACCTCTCAGTAGAAAGTTAGTGAGTATAGTTAAACCTAGTATGCGAGGTGCATTAACGTCAAAAGAGAGAGAACAAATATCAAGAAACTTAATAGGTGTAGCTACTATGTATGGTGCTTATCAGTACAGAAACTCTGAGGAAGCTCCACCTGACTACAAAAAACTAAAAGTAAGTGATGGAACTGAGATGGATACAACTCCACAATTTCCTGTCAGACAGTTTTTATACTTAGGGGAATCAGCAAAAAGATTATTTGATGGTACATTGGCTACATTCTTTGATGGTAAAGAATTTTTAGAAACATTCTTAGGAACTAATCTAAGAGTAGGTGTGGGTCAAAGTATATTCCAAGACATAGCAAATATTATAGACTCTGTTGATATAACAGACAAAGAAAAAGCAGGTAAGGCTTTAATAGGTCCTATTGGTGACTACCTAGCGAGTTGGTTTGTTCCATTTAATCAGATAACGGACACACAAAGAGCATTGGGTATTAGGGGAACTGAGTATAAAGACTTTAGAGAAGACCCTGTGTTTGAAGACTTTCTTGCATCAGGAGAGAAAGCATTAAAGAAACCATTTAAACAGAGAGCATTAGGAGTATCACCTGAAGAAGAAGAAAAAGCACCTAAAAAAGAGTTTGTCTTTGCAGAGAAGAAAGAAAGAGTTCTTCCTATGTACAAAGTATTGTTAGGTTTAAATCTAACAAACGAAGATAGTGAAGCAGGTAAATATCTAATGCGATATGGTTACACCGACTTTAAATTTGGAAGTAAATCAGGTGTTCCTAGTGTACAGAGAGCAGAAAATAGACTAATTAGAGAGTACATACCTGAAGTGGCTAGAGTAGCAGAACTTGTGATAGAAAAACAAGCATTGAAAGATTATAGAAAAGCAAGTAAAGCTACTAAAGATGAGTTCACAGAACGTAAGTTTGTTGTAACGGCAGTAAGAAACTTTGTAGATAGACGAATGGAGAAGTTTAAGAGAAAGATAGCTTCAGACGGACTAGGTAAAAAGCAAAGCACTGAATATGCTAGACAACTAATAGCCTTTAGAAGAATGCCTAAAAGCCTACGTGATGAAGCTATTAGGCAGTATTATGTACAAACAAAAAAAGCACCTGAGATTGATAAGGAAGTGCCTTTGGCAACACTAGTTAAGATAGGCAATAGATTAAGAGAAAAGATGTAATCTAACGATTATCTCCTGACCCATGTAATGTTCCACGTACCTTTCTTCCGTGTAACTTCTTTAAGTTATCTTTCATAATATCGTTCAACGGAACACCTACCTCTTTAGCAAGCATAGCACAATACCAAAGTACGTCACCTACCTCTGATGCTATAGCCATTTTCTTCATCTCAAAGCCTTCTACATCCTCTCCATCACGTATAAGTTTCTTTACTTTACCTGCTACTTCTCCTGCTTCGCTAGTCAAGCCTAGAGCTAAATACTCTAAGGCTTGGTTCTTAGGGAAGATGGCTGTCTGTCCTGCTTTCATTTCATAAAAATCAGCAGTCATAACTTCTGTTACAATTACTTTATCCTGCATGAACTTCTTTGCTTCTTCTTCTAGCTTCATCCTGTTTTACCCTTTCTAGATTTTTAAAGTATGCAAAGTTGTATCCTCTTTGCCACTCTCTATGTTGCATGGAGTTAGGATTGTATGGACTTTCTGTACATATAATCTTAGCACCTAGCTTAGACACATTACGTATATATTGTTTACCCTTGAAGGCATTGACCCCACGCTCAAACTGAATACGTAGGGGTGCATCATATTTACTTAGTTTTGGATTCCTTTTTTTCTTCAATCGCATTGTCATTACTCCTTTCAAAGTATTTGGTTAATATGTTTAGTTGTCCATTTAATTCTTGTAAGGCTGACATTTCCTTTTCAATATTGTATATAATGTTAGGATGATTACCTGAAGGTAGAGGATTAGTCAGCATAACTTCTACGTTAGCTATGTGACCATTCATCTTTCCTATCAGTTTAGTCTTAACTGCATTCAATATCATTTCTCTCATTAATGTTCTCCTTTAAATGTTTTTATAACGTCAGATGAAAATAACTTATCTAGTTTTAATAGATACATCCTTGATGCATTGTGGTCTCCACCTGATACACTTCTCTTGTAATCTAATCTGTCAATTAGTTTCTTCAGATTTTCTACATTAAATACAAGTGTGCAAAAAACATCATCACCTATGCATAGATTATGAAACCAATAGTCAGCTTCTGTTGCGTTAATACCACTAGGCTTACCATAAGATTCATATTCTATAGCTATGTTACCTGTCTTCTGCCACTTATCTCTTTCGCTTTTTACTTCTATCTTTTTATTTTGTAACATATCTGCTACAAATTGTTCCCTTACTTTACCATATTCTAGGTCTATGTCAAACTTCTTTCTGTTCTCTTTACTTGGTGCTAGGTTTTCCATGTGTAACTCCTTTCCGTTTAGGTTTAAGATGTAATAGTTCCCTTATGTGTAGCTTTCTACCTTTAAAGAAAACGATTAAGTTTATAGTTGTATTGATAGAAATGGCGATAAGTAACCACCATTGCCACCATAATAACTCAGAAGATTCTAACATTAATTAGAGGTCAAGTCAACTACTTCACAGGCATCTGCTGTGCAAGCTAACTCTCTTCCACCACTAGTAGTGTCTTCCTTTTCATAGTCTGCTAACTTTGACCAATCAATAGACATAGGCATCTTACTAAATAACTCAGTGTATTCTTCTTTAGTTATGTCTTGGTAAGGTGCTTGGGCATATGTATGGTCACTGAAAGGTAAAAAAGATATACCTGACACTTCATCGAAGTTTCTGTACACCCATGCTCCTACATCCATCCATTCATCTTCCTTGACAGACACAGTAACAGAAGGCTTGTGCTCACACCAATGTCTTTGGAACATGAGCCAATATTCTAACTGTTCAATAGCTGACATCTGTGTTCTAGTCACTGCACCTTCAGGTGATTTCATTGGAAAACTAAACACAGTAGTGCTATCAGGTTTCATGACACAAGGCTCGTTTGGTATACCACTGTCTTTCATAAACTGTGTGAGTGGGTCTTTGTTATCACCACGTACAGTTCTAATGTAATAGTCATTGTGTCTAGCATGAATACCTGATGCACTGTCAACTAATTGACTGACTGTACCACTTGGCTTTACACAAGTGATAGCAGTTGATTGTGGTATACCTAAATCTTTAGCTACCTTCTTATTAGTTTCTACTGCAACTGCTCTTAATATCTCTAGAATATCTTCACTCCATATGTTCGTATCTAAGATACCTGTTAAGGAAACTCCTAATAATCTTTCTTCCTCTGTATTATCTTTCCACACTTTACGTAGATACTTAAAATTAGTAAGAGTGGATTGGAATGTACCAAGTATAGTAGCCATACGTACTTTGTCTTCTAAAGATTGTAAATCATCTGAAGCTCTACATACTACTTCTGTAAGGTTACAGAACTGATATGGTCTTAATATTATTTCACTACAAGGATTACATCCAAAGTAGTGGTCAGTCTCTCTTCTTCCATTCTCAGATGCTTTTACTCTAGCTGCCTGTCTGTTGAAGATACCACGTTCTCCTGACTTGGATTCATATAAAGAAGTCCATTCTCTCATGAATGTACCCATCTCAGGCTTACCTTTAAATGCTACAGAGTTGTTGGCTAATGCTCTCTGTCCTTCATTCTCCCACCATTGACCTGACTTAGCATGTCTCATTTGGTCATCGCCTAAGTTAGACAAAGATATAAGGGCAGACCTACGTACTCCACCAACAACTACGACTTCGCCTATCTTACACATTAAATCATGGCACTCAATAGGAAATAGTCTTCTGCCTTTAGCACCTTTAAACTTAGCTATGCAAAAACGGAATAGCTCTTCAAGAGGTGCAGGTCCTGATGCTCTACCACCAAATGTTTTTAATCTAGCACCTGCAGGTCTTACCTGTGATACATCCCATTTAGGTACTTGACCTACATACAACATAGCAATAAGTTCTCTTAGTGCTTTCGCCCAACCGGGTCTACTATCGCCAACAGTTATAACTGTGCTACTCTCTTCAAAGTGTTCATTGACAATAGGTAACTTGTCTACGTTCTCACGTTCAACAGAGAAACCTACACCTGTACCACACATAAGTATGTACATACACTCGTCAAATGAACGAGGACTATCTACAGGTATGTAGCTACAGTTATAACCACCCACGTGACACCTGTCTAAGGCAGGTCCTGCAGTCATTAAAGCTCTCATGCTAGGCATGACACCTAAATTCATTATCTGCTCTGTGAGCTTATTTTTTAGAGCTTTAGTGATGGTATAAGAATAATTCTTACTTAGATGGTCAGACATGTAATCAAAGTATCTGTCCACAGTTTCACCCCAATTCTCTCTTCTTTGTTCGTCTTCCTTCCATCTTGCATAGCGAGAGAGTGCTATAAAGTTTTGGTAGTCTGTAGGTAAATAGTTTTGCATTTAAGTCTCCTCTGTTACTATTTTTATACTCTTAACTTTCACTCCTTCTATTTCGTGAAAGGTCTCATTGATGTATTCTTCCATTTCTTCATCTACTTTACCATCAGCAGGTACTGCATAATCTTCAGGGTCAATATATAGTGTCATCATAATTTTAACTCTCATTTTTTTCAACCACATCTATAAGTTCTGTAAGATACCATTGTGCTTTCTTTAAGTCTTCTACACCATTCTTGTATCTGTATCTCCAAAGATACTTCATAATGTTACCCTGTAGATAATATTCAAATCCACCATCTGTCATAGCTTTGATAGCATCAATAGTTTCTATACCTGCTTTGTTATAATGAGGTGGGTGATTCACCATATCTTCTTCTTTTTGTTTTTGTCTCAATGTAAATCTCCTTCAGGTTTAAAGTTAACACGAATAACATTATCACGTTCTTTTATTTCAGTCAACCTATCTATGCCTTTTGTTAACTCCTCATGCGATAAATATTTATCAGCTAATCTTTGTGTCTCATCTCTAAATATTTTATTCTCTTCCATCAAAGGAACAGAAGCACACATCTGCTTTGTAAACTCGACCATAGAATAAAAGTCATCATCGTCAAGTGAATTTGCTTTATCTACTACCATTTTAAGAGTAACTTCGCCTAACCACTTATTGTTATTATCAAGGTGTGGTCTGATTACAATCATAAAATCAGTAGGTCTTACATCATATTTATCATCCATAATTATCTCCTTATCTTTGTTGTTGAAAATCGTATGAACTTAGGGTGTTTGTTTTTACCCTTCTCTTTTAACCAATCTTCAGGTATTATTCTATCGTGGTATCTAAATCCATATTTAATACACCACTCTGCATATGTTGACTTAGCACCTTTTCTTAGTTTCTTTCTACTATTTTCAAAAACAAATCTAATGTCTAAGTTTGGATGTTGCTTCTTAATTGCTAGATGTTTTCTTCTATCTAATGTTAAGAACCTACCCTTAGTTTCTATTATAATCCCATTGTGCAGAATAAAGTCAGGGGTATAGGTGCGATAACATAAATCTTCCCACTCTATTTTAATAGACTCATAAGAAAACTTACATTTATTTTCTTTCAAGTACGTGGAGAGCTTATGTTCTAAGCCACTCCTATACCCATGCTTTATTGCATCTCTGCGTACCTTGTGTGGAGACACTAGAGTAACCTTCTCCACCCTGCAAAAGGACTGAACTCGTAAGAATCATGAGAGTATGTAACACCAAGAGCTTTCATTTCTTCTTTAACAGCTTCGTCTGCTAATTTTTTAGCTTCCATAGCTTCCCTCAAACCTTTGGTTCTCAGTTCACGAAGAGTCTTCTTAGCTTCAGCTAACTCCTTCTCCATAGTTTCTATATCTTTATTC